TATCGAGAAGCCAAGCTGTCGGGCCTCCGCGCCGCCTACTCCGAGTTCGACATGGACGAGTTCTTCAACCGCATCGCGATGGGCAGTAAGGTGCAGGATGCGTACCAAGAGGTCTTTGGCAAGTCAGTGCCGCACACCTTCTACCAGTTGCTCCGCGAGGACAAGGACTTCGAGGACCGGTACGAGACTGCGCAGAAAACCAAGGGCCTGCTCGAGGTCGAGCGCATCCTCGAGATCGTCGACGACAAGACCGACGACACGCTCCCCGGTCCCAAGGGCGGCACGGTGCCTAACATGGCTGCCGTCGCCCGCGCCCGCGAGCAGTGGAACGCGCGTAAGTGGATAGCGCAGGTCGGCAACCGCCGCTTCTACGGCGACAAACAGGCCGAGACGCAGGTCAACGTGCAAGTCAACCTTGCAGAGAAGCTCGAGTCGGCGCGTGCCCGCGCCAAGAATCGAGGCACAGTTCCCATGCCCCGCCAGGTTGTTGACGCGGCATTCCGAGAGGTTCCGGAAGTGAACCTGGACGAAAAGCCCATAGACACAACTTGGCTCGAGGAGAAGTAAATGAAGACTTTTTTCGCGGTGCTCGGAATAATTCTCTTGGGGATGGTTACTACGGCGGGGGCCATCTGGTACACGATCCCGACGGTCAAAGTCCCGTATCAGAAGTCGCAGGACATCACGGCCATCCGCGCGATGCTCTCGCCCGACTCGCTGCCCGCCTACGACACGCTCGAGGAAGCCGCGATGCAGGCAGCCTTGCGCCTCTATCGCTGCTCGCATGCCTATGAGTGCGGCGCTCCGATAGGCCGGCGCCCCGACGGTAAGTTCGTCGTGGGCCCCGCCAGCTCGAATTACGCCGGGGACAACACGGGAATCGGGCATAGCGTGCCGGAAGGCTGGACACTCGCCGCCGATATTCACACGCATCCCTGCTTGCCGGATAGCCACGCGCCGAACTACTTCAGCCCCGAGGACTACAGCGACAACCTTTCGAGGAAGATTCCCGGCTTCATGGTCAATCTCTGCGACGGTAAGATCCATGAGTATATCCCGGGCGTCACGCCTATCGATGAGCTGGTGGAGTCCGTAGGCATCTACACTACGCAGGGCAAGATCATCGGCACCATTCCTGTCGACGGCAAGAGCCAAGAGCCTGACACGGGATTCTGATGGCCGCAGCGCTCAAAGCAGGCGATCTCTCGCGCGCCCGCCGGGCGCAGCAGGGCGTCGTCACGCAAGCCGAGTTCGAGGTCGGGCTGTCGGACGACATGGTCCGCTTCTACGACGACCCGGTCGGCTTCGTCTACTATGCCTACGACTGGGGCAACGGCGAGCTGGCCGACCACGAAGGGCCGGATCAGTGGCAGATCGACTTCCTCAACGACATAGCGGCGAAGCTCAGGGCCGACCCCGACTGCAACATTCGCGAGGCAACAGCTAGTGGACACGGAATCGGAAAGACAGCAGCAACGGCTTGGCTTGTGCACTGGGCAATGTCAACGCGCCCTCACCTCTCAGGGGTCGTCACTGCCAATACTATGTCACAGCTGTCAACTAAGACGTGGCGTGAGTTGGCCCTCTGGTATAAGCGGGCCATCAATTCGCACTGGTTCAAGTGGAGCGCTACCAAGTTCTGGCACGTCGAGCACCCCGAGACTTGGTTCGTCTCCGCCGAGCCAAACACTGAGCACAACTCCGAAGCCTTCGCCGGACGACACGCCCGGTACAAGCTGATCATATTCGATGAGGCCTCCGCCATCCCCGACAAGATCTGGGAAGTGACGGAAGGAGCCATGACCGACCCGCGCTCGATCTGGTGCGTATTCGGCAACCCAACCAAAAACACCGGCCGCTTCAAGGATTGCTTCGAGCATGACAAGCGCTGGACGACGCGGCACATCGACAGCCGCACCGCGCGCATGACCAACAAAGCCGAGTTGGAGGAGTGGATAAAAGCCTATGGCATCGATTCCGACTTCGTCCGGGTCCGAATCCTGGGACTATTTCCGCGATTCGGCGCCATGCAGTTCATTTCGACTGACTCAGTGGATCGCGCCATGCTCACTGAAGTTCCCTTTGAAGCCTACTGCATGGTGCCTATCGTGCTTGGCGTGGACGTCGCACGTTATGGCGACGACAAGTCCTGCATTGCCGTTCGCCAAGGCCGTAAGCTTCACGAGGTCCGTAAGTTCCGCGAACTCAATACGATGCAACTTGCCGCCCAAATCATCGTCTGCATGAAGGACTGGGGCGGCGCGGCGGCGGTCTTCGTCGACGGCGTCGGGGTCGGCGCCGGGGTGGTCGATCGGCTCCAGATGATGGGGCACGCCGTCATCGAGGTGAACGGTGGCGAGACGGCCTTCGAGGAGATCCGGTTCTACAACAAGACCGCCGAAATGTGGTATCGGATGCGGGAGTGGCTCCGCGGGGCGGACCTCCCCAGCAAAGACAGTGAGTTACGTCTCGCTCTGATCGGGCGGGAGTACTACCACGACGACAAAGAGCGTATACGCCTCGAACGTAAGCGCGACATGAAGAAGCGTGGCCTAGCCTCCCCCGATGAGGCCGACGCGCTGGCCCACACCTTCGCAGAGGAGCTCGGAGACTTGATACGCAATAGCTTCGAGCCGAAAGAAGACGATTCAGTCGAACCGGAGGCAGCATGATGGGAGTTACGCCCCTCGGGGAATTTATCGCCGAGTATCAGAAGCCTTACGTCCAGACGATCCAGGCGTGGGACATCAAAACTGCGGCGGCTGCCGCCGCCGCTGCAGCCAAGGCTCAGGGCATGAAGCTCATGGCGGTCTACACGCTTGAGGAATACCACAAGCTGAAGGGCACGAAATGAACAAGAGAGAATACCTACGGGCTTGGCGGGCAGCCAATCCCGATTTAGTGAAAGCGATTCAACGTGCTTCCGATAAAAAGAGACAATACACTGCTCGCAGGCGCGCGCAATGTCTAGCCGCCGGAGCACGCTACCGCAAAAAGCATCCAACTGTATTCGTACAGCAAGTGGCCCTTCGGCGTGCGCGAAAACGAGCTAATGCGTGCGCTTGCTGCGCCCCGATAAGCTTCAAGTTTATCTACCTACAAGCGAGAAGTCTTAAAATGGAGGTTGATCACGTGCAGCCTCTTTCCCGCGGCGGTCAGCATTGTCTTCGCAACTTGCAGCTTTTGGAGCCGCATGCAAACCGAACGAAGTCGGCTAAATGGGAGGCGATCCAAAATGGAAAAAACTAGGTGGTTCGTCGGAGAGAAAGGGAAAGATCCGATACGGGATTTTAATTCGCCCCAGGAAGGAGAAAGTTTCGAGGAAAAAGCCAAAGCGGTAGAATTTTGGCTGGCAAAACAAATAGGTGGCGATCTCGCCAAAGTGTATCCGAACCGCGACTGGACGGTCGACGTCGACAGCCGCAACCAGTCCATCGTCATTTCCTGCCCCACGCTGTCCTCGCGCATGGGCTACCGCATCAACATGCGGCGCGACACGATCGCGGAGCTTCTGCCCCGCTGCCGGCGCGCTGCTGGCGAGATCCTCGAGCGCTACAACGTGACTCGTGGCCGCATCGTCGATCCGCTGACTTTGGAGGCGTTCCCGCGCGATGCGCGTGGCGACGTCAAGAACGAACAGGCGACCAGCGATACGGTCGAGAAGTGGAATCATGCCTGAGCCAACACGCAGCGGCCAAGACATCAACGAGACCCGCGGCAGCATGATGGCCGGGGATCCGAACAACGGATACTCGCGCACTCCCGCGGATCTCCCGCCGGGCATGAACCCCGCTGCGAGCGGCAACACCCGTCCGCCGACCAACGGCGTGGGCGGCGCGCCCCCGGTGCCAGACAATGCCGATGTCGGCGGCGGCGAGTCTTCTAGCTCTTCGCATCGGGCGTCCGACTCGTGGTGCATCGAGAAGGCGAACGCTTTCTACCGTGCGGGCCGCAACTACCTCGACGCCAACATTACTCTCGGTTGGGAGCGCAACCTCTATCATTTCCGGGGTGAGCACGGACCGACATCGCCGTACGTACGGCGCGACTGGAAGCGATCCCACACCTTCCGGCCGAAGACCCGAGCCAACCTCAAGGCGCAGGAAGCGGCGCATGCCGCGGCCGCCTTCGCAACTCAGGACTACCTCGACTGCAAGGCCGTAGATCCGACCAACGAGAAGGAGGTCATTGCGGCTGCCATCGGCAAGGCGCTGCTGCAGATGCGTCTCGAGCTGGTGCCGTGGAACTGGTTCGTCACGGCCCAAGGCGCTTTCCAAGACACCAAGACCTATGGCATCGCGGCTTCGCACATCTGCTGGCGCTTCAAGCAAATCGAGGAGATCGTCCCGGCATTTGATGAGGAAGGCCGCCCGATCATGTCGGACGATGGCATGACACCGATGGGCATGGCGAAGAAGAAGACCGTCTATGACATGCCATGCGTTGACGACATCCCGCCCGAGTGTCTGCTTTTCGAGCCGACCTGCGATTGGCGCAATCCCGCGCAGACGGCGAACTGGATGGTCTACCTCATCGGCATGACTGCTGGTCATGCGATGGAGATGATGGAGGAGAACGACCCCAAGACAGGGATGCCTGTCTGGCGCAGGTATTCACTCGCGCAAGTGCTGACGGCATCGCGCGGGCTGATCGACGATCGCACCCGGCGCGCCCGAGAAGGCCGCCACCGCATCGATCCGATCACTGATCCAGCTGCCGCATCCGCCACCATGGTCTGGGCGCATTTCAACATCGCCCGCGTGCGCGGCGTCGACATCGGCTGGTTCACTCTCGGCACCGATCTCGTACTCACCGATCCCGCGCCGCTGACGGAATGGTATCCGCACCTGCGCCCGGGCGAGCGGCCTTTCGTCATTGGCTACTCGGTGATCGAGTCGCACCGCAACTACCCCGACGGCGACGTGGCGCAGATGGCGCCGCTGCAGGAGGAGATCAACTCCGTCGCCAACCAGCGTCTCGACAACGTGAAGCTGGTGCTCAACAAACGATACTTCATCCGCCGTGGCTCCCAGATGGACCTTGAGGCGCTAATGCGCAACGTCCCGGGCGGCGGCGTGATGACCAATGACCCCGAGAAGGACGTCCAAGTCGTAAATACGCCAGATGTCACTTCGTCTGCCTATCAGGAACAAGACCGTCTAGCTCAGGACTTGGATGATCTGGTAGGGGGCTTCGGACAAGCGAGCATCGCTGCAGGCGGTAAACAAATGGACCGTGCAGGCAGCATGGACGTCCTTCAAGGGGCCGCGGGCGCGGTACAGGACTACGGCATAAAGATCTTCTTCGAGACGTGGATGCAGCCGGTGCTCCGGCAGCTCATGCGCCTCGAGCAGATGTACGAGACCGACCCGGTGCTGCTCGCGGTCGCCGCGAAGCAGTCAGTGCTCTGGTCGAAGTACGGCCAAGACCAAGTCACTGACGAGGCTTTGCAGCAGAACATGACTGTCTCGATCAACGTCGGCGTCGGCAACACCGACCCGGTGAAGCGCGTCCAGAAGCTCACCTTCGGCGTGCAACAGGTCATCATGCTTCCCGACATGCAGCGACGCGTGAAGAGCATGGAGCTGGCGGACGAGATCTTCGGCGCGCTCGGCTACAAGGACGCGAGCCGCTTCTTCATGGACGACACGGAGCTCAAGCAGCACATGCAGACTTCACCCCCGCCGCCGCCTCCGCCTGAGGTCCAGCTCAAGCAGCAGGAACTCGCGATGAAGAAGGACGAGAACGACAAGCGCGATGCACGCGAGCGGGCTCGCGACGGCATGGATCATGAATGGCGCATGAAGCAACTCGGCAACACGCTCGAGTTGGGCCACTCGAAGGCCATGTCGCAGGAAGAGATCGCGAAGATGAAGGACAAGACCATTCGCGACATCGGCGCCGCGAAAGAAGGCAACCGGCTGGCAGAGGTGAACATCAAGCGGGCTGACGCCGCGCATGACCGCCTCGATAAGAAGCTGAACCCTCCCAAGCCACCCCCGGGCAAGGGACCGCCGAAGTGATAGTTCAGTCTCAATCCCAGACGTAACCGCTGGATAGACATCCGAGCATAGGAGTAAATCGCACCATGGCAGACCACGACTTAAGGAATCCGACCACCGGCGAGACGGCGCAGGAAAGCGTCGACCGGATGGCTGGCAGTGGCAAGCAGTCGACCGACGGCGGCGCCAAAGGCCCGACGCTAACCCCGACGGCCAAGCCTCCGGGCCCGAGCACTCATCCGAGCGCCCCGGGCGGACGCAACTACGGCTCGCCAATCGAACCCACCATCCTTCACTGAGGTATACATGGGCGTTTTCAGCAATCTGCCTCCTGGCTCCACGATGCTCCCCACAGCCCCGCGTCCCGCGGCTGGTGGCAGCGTCATGGGCCCGACTCCGACAGGCCCCGCCAACCCGGCGCCTCCGGGCGTCCCGATGGGCGGTGCAGCCCGGCCAGCCGTGGCCGCTGGTGGCGGGTCGAACATTCATCCGGCGGCTCGCAGCGTAATGGGCGGCGGAGCCCAGGTGCGGCCCTACAACGCGCCGATTCGCGGCCGTCTCTAATGGCCTACGGCGAGCAGCAGTCAGGGATTCCTGGTTCGCGGCGCCTCCCCGTCGCCGGCGCACCGGGTAACGTCTACGCGGCCAACCAGCGGATGCACCCGGCTGCCGCGGCAGCCCAGAAACAGGGCGGTCGTCCGATGATCCCCGGCATGGGAGGCAAGAAGTGAAGGTCAGTATACCGAAGGCCCCGAAGATGAAGATGCCCACCATGGGCCACATCCCGCGGCCGCCTAAGCCAATGAAAGTCCACCCTGCGGCGCAGATGCATGTCCGGCTGCCTCAGGGCGAGGTCGACACTCGAGCCGGCGATCCGGGCGTCACAGCGCCGGGCATTGGGAGGTTCTGATGCCAGTCAAGAGTCAGGCCCAGCGGCGCTTCATGTACGCCACCGCGGCAGGGAAGACGGACGCCCCGCCTTCCGTCGGCAAGGAATTTATTGAGGCAAGTCATGGACTTAAGGGCTTGCCTGAGCACGTCAGCAAGCACAAGGGCTTCACCGACTCGATGAAGAGCCACGGCGTGGCAGCTGGGCCGAACAAGCGGCACCCGTCGACCCAGCATTACGGAATGGGACCGGACGGCAACAAGTTCAGGAAACGCTAATGGGCAAGCAACACTGGATTTCGAAAGCCATACAGCACCCCGGGGCGCTGCACAAAGACTTGGGCGTTCCGCAGGGAGAGAAGATTCCCGCGGGCAAGCTCGCCAAGGCAGCCGCCAAGGGCGGCACTGTCGGACGCCGCGCGCGTCTGGCGCAGACCCTGAAGGGTATGCATAAATAGTTGATTTCTCTCGAAAAACCAGGAGGGACTACCGTATGGCGTCCAATCGAGAAGCAGGAGTCGAATTCGTAGACGAGCGGGAGCGGGAGCTTTTCGGAGCTGCCGTGCTGGCGGAGGACGTCCGTACGTTCCTCCGATCTCACGTGGGGCGCTACCTGCACCACCGCGCCAAGCTCGAGATCGAGCAGGCGCAGGTCGACGCACTGACCGTCGATCCTGACGGATGGAGCTGGCTGCGATCCCGCGCCAAGCTGAGAAAGATCCGGCAGCGCGCCGACGTCGCGCGCGCCTTCATCAACTGGCTGAGCGAGGCAATTATCGACGGCGACAACGCTGCATCACAACTTGAGGAGTACCGCAAATGACTACCGAAATCGGCGTCACCGCACAGAATCCGCAGCCCGCTGTTGACCCAAAAGCCGCTGCCCCGAAGACTCCGGGGCGTGATCCGCGACTGACTGCGCGCGACGAGCTTCTGGCTCGCATGGACGCGCAGGTTGAAGCGAAGCGCGCGAAGGAGCAGGAAGAGTTCCTCGCCTCGAGCGACGTGGATCCCGCAGCTTGGCTGTTGCATCAGAAGATGACCGCCGAGGCGCGCGGCGCAGAAGCGCCGGTGATTGAGACGACTCCGGAACCGGAGCCGCAGATTGAAGAGCCTGCCCCGCGGGCGCCGGTCGTCAAGCCGGCGGAGCGGGTCAGCAACAAAGGCGATGACGCTCTCGGCCAATGGGTGGTTCGAGTTGACGGCAAGCCGATGTTCAAGACACGAGTGGACGGACAAGAGAGATTGATCCCTCTCGAGGTCGCCCACCGGGAGATGCAGAAGATTGGCGCTGGCGATGAACGTCTCCGTCAAGCCTCTGCTCTCCAGAAGCAGCTCGACGCGAGGGCTGAGCAGCTCCGGAGAACCGAAGCAGAGCTCGCCGCCCGGGCACGATCCACCGCCCAAGTGGCGCCGATCGATGACCGAGCCTTGGATACCAAGGCTGTCGAGCTGGTCCGAAGCCTCGTAACTGAGTCTGAGGACAAGGCAGCTGCGAAGCTGGCTGAGGTGTTGAAGACGGTACGGCAAGCCCCTGTGGCCCCGATCGACGTCGACGCCATCACCAGACAGGCTGCTGAAGTAGCGGAGCGAAAGCTCGTCGAACGCGAGACGAATCGGGCGTTGAAGGAGGGCTTCGAAGCCTTCCAGACCAACTACCGTGATATCGCTAGCGACCCCGAGTTGTTTGCACTCGCTGACCGCAGGACCGATGCGATAGCCGCGGAGCATCCCGAGTGGAGTCCAGGCAAGGTCATGGAGGAAGCTGGGAAGCAGACTCGAGAGTGGTTGAGAAGCATCGGAGTTCCGACAGCCCAACCGCAGGGTCAGCCGCCCAGTAATCGTCAGCAACGCAAAGAGGGTCTACGTCCCTTACCGACGCCGCAGATAGCGCGCCCGGTAGCGACCGAAGGCGAGAAGCCGCAGACCGCCGCCGATGTGGTGGCAGAGATGCGCAAAGCCCGAGGTCAGTTTACGTAGGCTCGGAGGACTAACAATGTCAGGTCAGGTATGGTCAACAAACGCGCTCGGCGGATACATGTTCGCCGCGAACCTGTCGCGCAAGCTCCGTACGGCTCTTCAGCCGATGGTTCGCTTCCGTCAGTTTTGTGACGCGAAAGAGGCCTTTGGCCTCGGAATCGGTGACACCTTCCACTGGAACATCTACAGTGATGTGCAGCAGGCTGGTGGCGCTCTTGTAGAAAACCAGACGATGCCGGAAACCAACTTCACGATCAGCCAGTCTTCGGCCGTGATCACGGAGTATGGTAACAGCGTCCCGTTCACCAAGAAGCTGGACGATCTGTCTGAGCACCCGGTGACGGAAATCATCGAGAAGGTGTTGAAGAACGATGCGCGTAAGGTGCTCGACACTGCCGCGTACAACCAGTTCAATGCGACCCCGCTTCGGGTGTGGTCGAGCGCGACTGGCACGTTCACCGTGAACACCAACGGCACTGTCAGTGGCACCGCCACTTACGTGCTGGACAACACCACGGTCAAGGCGATCGCGGACTACATGGCAGAGGCGAACATCCCGTCCTTCGACGGCGTGAACTACATTGCCATCTTCCGCCCGACGCCGCTTCGTCCTTTCAAGAACAATCTTGAAGGCATCAACCAGTACACGCCTGAGGGCTGGCACGTCATCATGAACGGCGAGAAGGGCCGTTATGAGGGCATCCGGTTCGTCGAGCAGACCAACGTACCGGTGCTGTTCAGCTCCCCGCACGTCAGCAACTGGGACCGTGGATTCTTCTTCGGTTCGGATACAGTTGCAGAAGTGTTCGCGATTCCTGAGGAAATCCGCGGCAAGATCCCGACTGACTTCGGACGTTCGCGCGGTATCGCGTGGTACGCCGAGTTGGCCTTCGGCATCGCGCACACGGAAGTCCCGGGCGCGCGCATTCTGTGCTGGGACAGCCAGGCGTAAGAGAGGTAAACACACATGGCTAAGGCAAAAGGCACTGAAATCCTGCACGCTTCTGGTTCGGCTCGGTCGGACACCGCGGGGCAGGGAATCGTCGGCAGCAAGGGCGACACCAATAGCGAGCGCAACAAGCCCGCGATTGGCGGAGGCTCGGGAGCTAACGAGGCTGGCGCTGGTGGGCAGGAAACGCTGAACTACGGTGGCGGATATTTCGTCACTGAGACAGCGGGTCTTGTCGATGGCGTCAACAAGCGTGAAGCTCTCAGCATCGATGACGCTGAGCCGGAGTACGACTACACTGTTGACTCATTCACTGGCAATGCGCCTGAGCGCAAGGTCGGGCGGGTGAACAACCAGAACGTGTCGGGCAAGGGCAAGAAGTTCACGATCGGCGAGTTCTAATCAGGGACGGGGGCCGGCAGCGATGCCGGCTCCCAACCTCTGAAGGAGACGAGAAATGTCGATGCGTATTCCGCGCACAGACTACGAGATGGATCGCCCATCACCGGGCGTGACCGAGGAAGAGTTTCACAAGCGCAAGGATCTCCGCGAAGGTATCAACGGTTGCGACCGCTTTGACTCGCGCTTTGAGAACACCGAGCGCACACAGGTTCTGGCTCCCCGCGGCGATAAGCGCGGGCGGCCAATGCCGCGCGATGCGAAGTTCCGTCAGGCCGACAACCACGGCGAGTGGGGCCCGGACGTGTTCCGCGAGCGGTATGAGGGCGGCATGGACGGCCCGGACAGCAAAGAGCTGTTTCGCGGCTACGGTCTCCCCACACGTGCTGATTTGTCGAGCAACGCGAACCCACAGTTCGGTGGTGCTGGCAGCGGCATGAGCGCTGCTGAGGACAATCCGCAGGCGCAGGGCGTCGGCAGCAAGACACCGTAAGGAGGCTCCGTGGCTCAGGGCGCGCGGCCGACATTGAAGCTGAAGCGGCCGGAGCCGGTCGTGGAGGCGCCGAAAGACGTCCCGGTGTACGACCCGGACAAAGCTTGCGCTATGGTCGGCGGTGTCGGCATGGTGCAGGGCAAGAATGTCTTCGATCCGGGCAGCAAGCGATTCCTTCGAGAGGCCCCCAAGGAGGCGTGGTACTTCCTGACTCCCGAGCAGGAGCAGAACTACAAGCGCCAGATGGCCAAGCAGCGGCAACTGTTCTCGAGGAACTTGCCGCAGGTTGCGCCGCCCGCGGTCCCGAACAAAGTCATTCAGATCGCCAAAGAGAACGCGCAGGCCGCTGCCGCTGAGGCGCTGGCGGAGTAACCATGGCGCTCACCCCGGTCCAACCGAAAACCTTCGTCACGCTCGTGCAGGATCTCTTCCGTGAGGTCGGCGCGGCCGGCGTGGCCCCCACAACCACGGTCAACCAGACCGGCGAGGCGCTGCGCCTCGTCAACTACATCCACGATGCCGAGCTTGAGATTCAGGACATGTGGGTCGATTGGAAGTGGCTACGCGGGACACTGACGTTCTATACCGGCGCTAGCAACCAGACCGGCATCTTCACGACTCAGGGCGGCGCAGTGAGCGCGTACCCGACGGACGTCGCGGAGTGGGACTGGAAGAGCTTCTTCATCTATCCGGTCGGCTCGACGTCGCCGCAGCCGTTGAAAACGGACGAGTGGCAGAATGTGCGCAACCAAGTCTTCAACACCACGAGCTACACTCAGCCGTGGCGTGTCATTGTCATGCCGGACAACACCTTCCGGTTCGACAACATCCCCGACCAGAGCTACCAGTGTTACTGCGAGTACCGCAAGGTGCCGTACGACCTCAAGAACGACACCGATGTGTCCAACATTCCTGCGCGGTTTGCTAACCGCTTGATTGTCGAGTGGGCGCGCATGAAGTATGGATTGTTCGAGAGCGCGGCCGAGCAGACTGCTGCGGCCAAGCTCCACATCTACGGCACGCTCGACGACGCAGGGATCCCGACCAACAACGGTCTCCTTGCGGCGCTCGAGAATGATCAGCTCCCGAACCGCAAAGACAGCCGCAGGCAGCAAGGCAACAACATCGTCATCTCCGCCGGTGGCGGCTACGACTACGACTGGGGTGGGCCCAATGATGGCTGGCATGGTGGGTGGTAAATGGATCTCGCAAAGATCTATGTCGGCTGTCCGTGCAAGCGCTGCGGTTGGCAGGAAAAATGGAAGTCTAATCACGGTTGCGTAGAGTGCACTCGCACTAGACAGCGTACGCCTGAGCAGCGAGCGCGAACTCGTGCTTGGTATGCCGCCAACAAAGAGCGGCACAAAGAGATGCGTGATGCTTGGCGCACTGAACATCGTGATGACGTTCGAGCGTGGAATTCCCGATATCGTCGCGTCCATTTAGGTAAGTATTGCGCGTTGATACGCGCCTATAATCTTCGTAAACAGCAAGCAATGCCTGCTTGGGCGGATCGCGGCACCATCCAGAAATTTTATGAAAATCGTCCTGAAGGGATGCATGTTGATCATATCGTTCCGCTAAAAGGGAAATTAGTCAGCGGGCTGCACGTTGAAAACAACTTGCAGTACCTTCCTGGGGTTGAAAACAACAGG